GTTGGTAATTACCATACCAAATCTTTGCTCACATTCAAATATACCTTCTGAATGATGTCTAAACATTCTGTGCATACTATGACCTACCCAGGCCTTAGTTTCATCAAACCAGTTATGTATTGCTAGATAATCTACAGGAGACCCTCCAAACTTCTTAGCTGATGACTTTGCATGTTGCCAAGGATGTGCCATTATTCTTCTTCTACTTTATCTAACAAACTACCATCATGAAAATAATCTTCAGTCTCAGTAATTCTTACATGATTATTAATAATATACTTTCCTGAAGGAACACAAATACCAACTTCACCCCAACCACCTTCATTATTCCACCAATCTTCTACATCATTAAGAAGTTTTTCTTCAACAAATGATTCAATTGTATAATAAGCATCTTGATCAAATTTTGCTAGGTTGCACTCATCTGCCCAATCATCTACCTTATCATGTACATCTTCTGGAGTTTCACAAGGTTCTTTTGTATAACCTATCCATTCTATGGAACCAGAGTCTCCTCCACCATCATATTTTACTTTAACACCTGTAATACCAAAATCAGCCAACCTAAATAGGAGGCTTGTTAATTCTAATTCTGTCATAATTATTTTATTTTACCTTAAAGAAGCGGCCCAGTATATTACCATTCAAATACTCATCTTTTTCAAGAACCTCTCTTAAAAACTGATACTTAGTTTCAAAATATGTGAGTTCCATCTTGGAAAAACATATCCTAACCATATACCTTTTAATTGGTATACCAGCTTTGTGAGCTTCTTTAAGAACTGCATTACTACTATAGTAGTTTTGATAACTAGCCTTAGAAACAGTCTCATATTTCTTGTTTCTTTTATCAGTCATCTGAGCAACAGCTCTTTTACCAAACTTCTTCTTTGTGGTAGAGTAAAAATTCTTCTTACCTACATACCTTACAGACTTACCATCAATAATGGCTTCCATCTCATACACAAATCCTACAGCTCCTTCAGGAATCATACTGTTAGTAAAGTCTTTACCTTGATATACCCAACTCATTTGTGTCTGTATCTTTTCATGTCCCAATCTGCTACAGTGTTTACCATAGTAGCTAATATATTTGTTGCTTCTTGCATAGATCTTGCTTCAAAACTTAATCTAGCTTTTGTTATTCTATGTCTAAAAACATAATCATACATTGGATTTTTCATAATGCTTGTTTTAATAGTGGAAATAATACTTCTTTTACTTTATCTATACCATGTACCTTGACTGAATCTGAAAGATCTTTCTCCATAGGCAGCAGTATATAGCTAAATCCGTACATATCAGAATATCTTTGAGCAGCTTTAATCCCAGGCTCATCATTGTCAAACAACACAACTATCTTATGATACTTGAGTTTTAGTTCTCCAATAGCCTTTTCTCCAATCATAGTATTCTCACTGTCTGGAGCAATAGCTTCAATATTACTAATGCCTAGTTTATTGAAAGTCATGAGATCCTTAAGTGAAGATGTAATAATAAGATACTTGCAATCATATCTCAACTGATCTGTGCCCTGAATATAATTTTCTACCTTGATAAACTTCTTCTGAGTACTCTTTGGCATATATATCTTATACAAGCTACCATCATTTCTAAAATATCCATAAGTATGGGACTTTCTAAATGTGTGTGAAGTTATACTACCATCCTGTTCAGTTTTGCTCATAGTAAAGAAAGCCAAAGGAACTACATTATATCTATCAAGTATTCCAGACCCAATCTTAAAACCCATCCAATAAGTCTGATCAAAGTTATTCCAGTGTCTCATCTCATAATCTACTACTCTATACTTATCATGAAACATAGCAGCCTCAGGAGTATATGTAGTGTTATCTTTAAGATACTGTTGATACTCAAGAAGTATTTTATTTGTAGCTTGTCCTCTTGTAGACATGTTAAACAAATGCTTTACCAACTCAATGCAATCTCCCTGATAACCAGATGAAAAGTCCTTGAATTTATAGAATCCAGAGGCTACATCAAAATAAACAAACATGGATGGAACTTTATCCTTGGCATTAAATGCAGATAGCATTTTTACATCTTGACCTGTTAGTTTTTCCTTTAGGTTAAGATAATATTCAAAGACCCATTCTCTAGGGACTTGTTCTAAATCAGTAATTAAATTCTTTGTTGAAATCATACTACCTAGTTTAAAAATTAAGGGGAAGCCATTTCTAACTCCCCCTATAACTTATTAGTCTAGGCTGAAGTCAGAAGATGTTTTAGTTGGAGGTGTGAAGTCATCATCCTCTCCAAAGCTTTTTACTTCTTTTGTTTCTAATTTTTTCAAATGTTTGGATTCATCAAAAGTAATAACTTTTCCTTCCTCTACCTCACCATAAGCATACTTTTTATTTTCTGCTTTTGGCAACCACATATCATAGTTTGTATAACCTGTCTTACCTTCATATTCTCTACCAGCAATACAGAACTCAAGAAACTTATCTTTGATAGGTGCAGTAGCATTGAATGCTTCTACAAAGTCTTCAATAGTGTCATGCTTACCATCTTGTTCAGTAAACCACTCATTGATTCCTGCAGTTTTACATAAACCTTGTAGAAAAATCAAGATAGATCTATCTCTCTGAATCTTGATACCTGTTTTAGTTTCACCATCTGCATATGCATACTGGCTAGCTTTAACTTTACCAATTTGACCAGCATATCTACCCTTGCTTTCATCATCCTTGTCAAGCATGAAGCCCTCAAAACCATCAATAGGTTGTGTTTCCACATGCAAAAGCAAGTGTTTTGCATTATCAATAAATTTAAAATCTTCTAGCTCCACATAGTTAATCTTTAACACATGATTTCCTGGAGAAATTGTTTTAGGTAGCCCACTGCCACCAGTTCCTAAGTCAGTTGTACTTAATCCCATTGTTTTTTATTTTTTATTTGTTATTATACATAAATTTTATCCCAGTGAAACTCCAATTCACCTTTTTCATTCATCTCAGTTACTACTATCTCTTCATTACGGAGATGTTCTGGTCTTGCACCACAAGTAACTTCTTCATTAGTCTTAAAGCTCAGAATAGTTTTGTTTCCTTTTCTGTACATGTACCCAATAGCATCAGCATTAGCACAAATCAAAGACTTTATTTTACCAGTTAAGTCTATGTTAGCAGACATAACCATCTCACCTTTATCATCAACTACCTTGTCTTTAATATGACCAGATAAAATAATGTGGGGAGCTAAGGTATCAATAAAATCTAAAACTTGGAAGAATGCTTGACGGATATATAAATAACCAGCACCATTTGGTAGTGTAGTTACATTGTCTCCATCATAGTTTTTTCCCATCGGTGTCTGACGGTAAATTTTTATTGCAAGAGGTTGTATCATATCCTCTAATGCAGTTACAGTATCTACAGTAACATACTTATAAGGATTACCGGCTGCTTTGATAGCTTTACCAGCATCTAGCAACTCTTGCAAAGTATTAACTTTAATCTTTAGAGCTTCAACATAATCAGAACCACTCTCCAAATCTAGAATTAAGTTGTCATCAAGACCAGCATATGCTGTTGTCTTACCAGTCTTAGGCTTGGAATAAATAATCATTCTCTTTGGATTCTGTCTTTCAGCCTTAACCTTTTTAGTTGGAAGTACTATACTCATATTTCACTTTTTGTTTGTTTAATCAGCTCATTTAACCAAGGTCTAGCACTAACAGGCTTTATCAGCATAATAGCTGCAAGATCTCTAACAGTAATTTCTGACAATGGCGCATCTGCAATCTCTTCATTAAGAAGAATCTCTCCCTTATTAGAAGGAAACTCCTCCTCAAAATCAGGAAATAGTGACAAGCTTTTCTGTAACTTAGGTAAAGAATCTTCTTTCTTAGATTCTTCTTTTCTCTTTTCATAAAGAGCATGAGTTATCTCAGTACCATCTTCAAGAACTGCTACCAATTCAGATAGAGGAACAGTATAAAGAATATAAGGCTCACCTTTAAAGTTTGTACCTTCTTTTGTTTCATACTCCTCTGCATAGAATGGGTTAGCTTTGTACTTAAATAATTGTCTGTCTTCTGTAAAAGGAACTACATCAGTTACAGTACCTTTATCATCAGTAACATTGTCATAGAACTCTATATAGATGTCCTCACCTTTACTAATCTCAGACTCAAATAACTGTACTTGTCTACCAAATTTACCTTTCTGGAAGAATGCAGTTTTAATTATAAAAAACGGATCTGACAGACCCAGCTTTTTAAAAGTCTCCATGTGTTCTACAAAGAACTCTTTTTCTCTTTCTTTTCTTATATTCATATTTAAAATTTACTGTGTTGATACTTTTTTAGTTGCACATGCTGGAGTAGGTATCTCTACTATCCTCATCTGTTCTCTGTCAAGTTTAAAGAAACTTATTCTTGTGGTACCATTTCTAGATTTCAAAAAGTGAAAAGCTAATATATCCTCATCATTTATGATATATCTATCTGGTCCATACTGTCTTATTTTTCTCAGAGAAGGTTTGTTTATACCCAGCACAACGTCTGCATGTTGTAATAGTGCATCTGACCCATAAATATCTGAGTCCAATACATAATTACCGTAATCACCATCCACTGCTCTCTTTGGATCATCTATATTTCTATTCAACTGGCTGAGAACTACAAAAGCTACCGGATACTTTTTCTTTAACATGGTGAGTGCTTCACCTAAAGCTCCTAACATTTCAAATTTATCTTTTTGTCCCTTACCATTTTTAAATAAAGCTGAGTGATCTATTGCAACAAGCATATTAGTATACTCTCTTTTCTGATTACCATCTGCATCCACAGTCAACTTAGAATACTTTTGCATTTGGTAATGAATAGTAGCACACATTTCATCTACAGTACAAGCATCATAGATTACATCTATTATATCCTTGTGAGCTGTATTATCATAATAATCCTTGCATTTTTCATAAAGAGTCTTATCAATCTTTT